GCCAATAATCAAATGGGAGGTGGTCAGCCTGTAAATGTAAACTTTAATATTAATACAGTTGATGCTAGAGGGTTTAATGAACTATTAACTAATAGTAGAGGTGTAATAGTAAATATGATTAATAGTGCTGTAAATGAAACAGGCAGACAGGCAATAGTATGAGTGGAGCATTACCAGATACATCATTTGATGCGATAAATGTTAAGAGTGAACAACGCACATTAGTTTCTACAACTGATAGTGGTAAAACATTTAGAAGGCAAATAGATGGGCAAAGATGGAGTTTCACAGTTAGTTATCCGCTAATGCCACGATCTACATTTGCACCAATACAAGCATTTATTATTAAACAACGCTCACAGAAAGAAGATTTCACTATAACCTTCCCCAGCTATTTAAACGCACAGGGAAATGAAAATACTACTATTAATGTAAATGGAGTTCATGCTGTTGGAGATACAACTATTGATATAGATGGTTTTCATGCTGATGGTGCTGGAAGATTAAAGGCTGGAGATTTTATAAAATTTTCTGGTCATTCTAAAGTCTATATGATTATGGCTGATGTTACTTCATCAAGTAATGCGGCTACAGTTACAATAGAGCCACCTTTAACAACAGCTTTAGCTAATGATGAAACAGTAGCATTTGATGATGTGCCTTTTACAGTTTATTTATCTAGTGATGTTCAAGAGTTTCAAGCTAACACAAGTAATAATGAAGGTAAGCCATTATTTAAATATGAATTTGATGTTATTGAGAGCATTTAATGTCAAGAGGATTAACAAGTTCTGTTAAAACTGAGTTAGCAACAGGTAATATAAATCCTGTTCATTTAATTCATTTAAACTTTGCAACACCTTTATATTTAACTGATTGTAGTTTCCCATTAACTTCAAGTATTTCTGGAAGTTCTAGAACATATTCAGCAAGTGGTCATATTTTAGGAATAGGAAATACGCAAGAAGGCTCAGAGCCAATTAAGAACTCACTTAATTTAAGTTTATCTGGAGTAGATCAAACATATATAGCTATCGCATTAAATGAAAATATTATTAATGATGTAGTACAAATATACAGAGGATTTTTAAACAGTTCTAATGCATTAATTGCTGACCCTTTTTTATTATACGAAGGTTTTATAGATCAGTATTCAATAGAAGATGATACACAAACTGCTGGTATAGGATTAAGTATTACTTCACATTGGGGTAATTTTGAAAAAGTTTCTGGACGCAGAACAACCGATAATTCGCAACAAAGATTTTTTTCTGGTGATAAAGGTTTTGAGTTTAGTGCATTAACAGTACAAGATATTAGATGGGGTAGAGAATAATGGGTTTTTTTTCTAGTATCGTAAATAAAATTACAGGTTCTGCTATAGGAAAAGTTGTTGCTACTGTAATTCCTTTTTTATCACCTATACTTTCAACTATAAGTATTGTTTCAACTGCTCTTACTTGGTTAAGAAAACCAGACGAGCCAGAATTTAATTTTGATACGACAGCAGAGAATATAGCAAAAGGTGTTTTATTAAATAAGACAGCCGCTAATGGTCAAATACCAGTTATTTATGGAACAAGAAAAGTTGGAGGTACATTAGCTTTTCTAGAAACATCTGGAACAGATAATCAGTATTTATATATGGCGTTAATTTTAGGCGAAGGAGAAATTGATGATATTACTTCTATATTTATAAATGACAATCAAGTTACTTGGTCAGGAGATTTATCAGATAACACAGAAAGAACAGTTAATAGTTCTGACTCAAATTATTATAAAGATGGTGCAAGTTTAATTACAGTAAGACCTCATTATGGAGCAGAAGATCAATCAGCTTGTAGTTTATTAAGTACATTATCATCATGGACAAGTAATCACAGACTAAGAGGTGTTGCTTATTTGTCATTACGCTTAGAATGGAACTCAGACGCTTTTGGTTCTATCCCAACAGTTAATGCCATAGTTAAAGGTAAAAAAATTTATAATCCAAATTTAGATGGAACAAAAACAGGTGGCACAGGCTCTCACAGAGAAGATACTTCAAGCACATGGGAATATTCAGATAATCCAGTTTATCAATTATTAGATTATTTACGTAACGATAGATACGGAATGGGAATAGCAAATAGTTATTTTGATTCTAATTATGCTGATTGGCAAACTGCAGGAGATATTTGCGATACAAACATAACTCCTTATTCTGGTGCAAGTCAAATAGACTTGATTGATAGTCATGCAGTTGTAGATACTTCATTAAAAGTTATAGACAATGTTAATAAATTTTTAACAGGCTCTAGATCATTTTTAAATTTTTCTGCTGGAGAATATAAAATTACAGTAGAAAGTTCTGGTAGTGCTTCTATTACTTTAACAGAGGACAATATAATTGGTGGAATAGGTGTTTCTTCTAAAAATAAAAATGAACGATTTAATAGAGTTATTGTTACTTTTATTAATCCAAATAAAAATTACCAAGTAGATGAAGCACAGTTTCCACCTGTAGATGAAACAGGATTAGCTAGTGCAGATCAACACGCAACAATGAAAACAGCAGATGGTGGTATTTTATTAGAAGGTAGATTTGATATGCCTACAATAACAAGCCCATATCAAGCCCAAGAAATGGCTGAAATTATTTTACGAAGGTCTAGATCAAGTTTAGATGTTACACTAACAGCAGACGGAACAGCTATGGATTTAGTCGTAGGAGATATTGTAAACATAACTCACGCTACTCCAAGTTTTAGTGCAAAACCATTTAGAGTTTTATCAACAACATTAAATCCAGACAGTTCAGTTTCTTTACAACTAACAGAACATCAAGATAGTTATTACACATTTGGAACACAGCAAGAAGTAGCCACAATACCAGATACAACGTTACCAAATCCTTTTTCTGTTTCTGCTCCAGCAAGTGTAACTTTATCAGATGAATTAATTATTTATAATGAGGGAACAGCAATAACCAGATTAAATATTTTAGTTGGTGAAAGTACGGATAAATTTGTGCAATATTATCAAGTAGAAGCAAAGCTAAGTACAGAGTCAGATTTTTTTGTTTTATCAAAAGGAACGCAATTAAATTATGAGATGCTCAATGTTATTGATGCTTCAACTTATAATGTAAGAGTAAAATCTATTAATAGTCTTGGAGTTAGTTCAACCTATACAAGTGCTAGTAGAAAAATTGTTGGTGCTACCGAGCCACCAGAAGATGTAAAAAACTTTTCTGTTAATATGCAAGGCTCAAATCAAATGCAATTAAACTGGGACTCAGTAGCTGATCTTGATATTTCTTATTATGAGATACGCTATCAAAATGTTCAAAGTGGAAGTCAATGGAATAAATCAGTAAACTGGTTACAAGTACCAAGAACATCTGGAACAACAATAACAACAAACGCTAGAACAGGTGCTTTCTTAATTAAAGCTGTAGATAAACTCGGCAATGAATCAAACAACGAAACAATTATTTTTTCAAACATATCATCTCTCCAAGCCTTTAATAATATATCTACATTAACAGAAGATTTAACTCTAGGAACTTATGATGCTGATGTTGCTTTATCTGATAGTTCTGGAACTAATTCTATTATACTTGATACAATAACTGATTTTGATGATACTGTAGGAAACTTTGATAGTGCTACTGGAGATTTTGATTTAGGTGGAAGTGATACAACATCAAATCCTAATAATTCTACAGCCAATATAGATAACGAAGGTTTTTACACGCTCAATCAATCTTTAAGTTTAGATGCTATTTATGATGTATCCTTTACTAAAAACATCACAGTAGATCAAATTGAAGATCCTTATGACCAATTTGATGATGGTAGAGGAGCAAGTTTATTTGATGATGCTCCAGCACCTTTTGATGGTAATGACCCTACAAATGCAACGATAAATCTACAAGTTGCAACATCAAATTCAAGTCTTGATGCGGCTACAGAATTTTTTAATATGAATACGACAACAACATATAAAGGTCGGTATTTTAAATTTAGACTTAGATTAGCTAATGCTAATAATAAAACGAGAGCATTTGTATCTGGAATATCAGTTACAGTTAATATGGAAAAAAGAATTGAGTCAGAAAATGATGTTGTTTCTGGAACAAGTACAAAAGTTATTACTTTTGGAAAACCATTTT